GAGCTGGCGGATCAGTTGCGCAGGGTTGGGGGCATGGGCGCCGCGGCAGCCACGACCGCCACGGCCGCCACAGCCGAGGCGAGCGCGGGGGACGGATGATTCCGCCGACGCCCAGGTAAAACCATGGCGTCATGAAAAGTCACGAAAGCAGGTCCGGCTACAGGTCCTGTCAACACTTGTTTTGCGTCCAAGATGGGTGAGGATTCGAGGTACGGCGCAAGCGTGCAGCACTGGCAGTCACATAGTTACATCTGAAAGTTACATCTGAAAAGACGTGAAATGAGCAAATCAGCAGGTAAGTTCCTAAACAACCATCGAGGAGATGACATGATCAGTCTGGTGTATGACAAAATAATTGGTGTTTTTCAATATGGAGCAGGATCGGTTCTCAACCTTGCTCCAAGTGTCGAAGCAGATCTTGTCCGGGCGGGTAGCGCGAAAACCGTGCCGCTCATCAGGCCCATCCTGCAGTCCGGCGTGCGCTGCCATTCGGATGCGGTCGGCACCTGGTCCCTGGCGGGAGGCGTGATAACGATTTCGCGTACAGCCCACGGCGCGCTTACCGGAGACAAATACGCCTTTGCGCCCACGGCCGGGACCGGAACCACCCCCGCTGCAGGCATATACGCAGTGACCGGCACGCCCGATGCGAATACCCTGACGCTCTCCGCCGACGCCAGCATCGCAGGCACGGCGGGAACGGGGACCATGACGGGCATTGGCGCTCAGACTCTATTCTCGGACACTGTTCCGGGCGGCAGCATGGGAAAGAACGGTTCGCTCCGGATCATGTGCCGGCACCGCCACGCCAACAGCGCCAACACCAAAACGTTCGAGGTGTTTTTTGGCGGCGTCAAATTCACTCAGTATGGTGCTACGACCACACTCAGCAGCGGAGTGATGGCCTGGATCCAGAATACCAACAGCGATCAACTGCAGCAGTTGTCCACCTCCCCCGGATCGGGGGTCGTAGTCGGCGCCGGTTCCTATAATGCCACAGGAGCCGACTGGAAGACCGCGAATATCGATACCTCCGTCGATCAACTGCTGGTGATCAAGTGCACCAAGGTAAACGGGGCCGAATTCGCTTCGCTTGAAAACATCATCGTCGAACTTATCCCTTCCCTGGACTGATCATGAAAATTTATCCAATCAATGACGCGAATTTGCCGGTATCACAAGCATACCGGCCGCAACTCGAACGATTTTTTCAGGGCGGAAATATTTACGTGGTGGAAGCGGCAGGGGATTACGCGGGATTGCCGCAGCCGATTCTCGATTTGCTGAAAGGCAGAACATCAACGGCATTCCTGAAGTCGCCAAGCTTCTATCCCATGTACTACAAAGGCTTGCTGGCGAAATTCCTGGTTCATCCGGAAACCGACCTGACCACCATGACAATCGATTCCAATGGCACCACGGCGGCTGGCGTAAGCAGTACCGTCGGCAAGGCAAACAGGGTCTACAGTATTCCCGGGGCAATCGTCTCCAGAATAGAACCCACTGACACGCCGGTTGCCCATGGCTATCGCGGAGAAATATTTTCACCCACGCTCTATGCCCAGAAGCTCGCCTTTGGCACACCCTACAACATCGCCGTGGGCCTCAAGCTATGCTCATGGGATTTCATCAACAGCCCTTCCACGCGCATGATCATTTTCCAGGTGCGCCAGACGGAAGACCCCGGCGACTATTCCGGCATTCCCCCACTTTTCCTGTCGGTAGTCGGATCGAAATTCCGCATCAGCTACGCGTATAACGAAGCCGCCATTACCACCGGCCCGGTAACCGAACGCATACTTTATGAATTCGATGCAATCAGCGACCAATGGGTTTATTTTGGCTTCCGGGCGATTTTCAGCTATACGGGCCAGGGGTATCTCGACGCTTACGTGAACGGCAGCCTCGTGGGCCGATACGATGGCTCGCTGGGGTATAACGACAAGCTTGGAAACTTCGCAAAGATGGGCTGCTACGACGGAGCGGGAGATGGATTTCCTTCTGGCGTCGCCAGCCGGGAAATCCACTACAAGGGATGCATCTTGATAGAGGAAAAAGCCGGTTACTCGCTCCCTGACATGTATGCGGACCTGCAGGCCGTGTGACGATTGGAACAGGTAAAGCTTTTGGTGAGTTGAATTTTAAATGGAATGACGCATGATCAAGTTTCGGACCGACAAGACGGTTAGCCTTATCCGTTATGGTGCGGGAACGATCGCCAGCCTGCCCCGGGAGATCGAGGCGGCATTGATAGAGCAGGGCGCCGCCGAAAACTCCCTGGTGGTTTCCAGACCAGTCGAGGTTTTGTCGAGCTCTGCCGCGCCGATCGGAAGCGCATGGACGGGAGTCGACGAAGTGCTTGCTTCATTCGTCATTCCTCAGGGAATGTTCGGCGTGAACAGCATTCTTCAGATCGAGCCGTTATGGACATTCGCCAGCAGCGCGAACAGCAAGATCTGCAGGGTGAGGGTGGGAGGCATCCTGGTTTATTCCGCGACGCGCACCACCTCGACCAGGGAGGCTCCGCTGATCATCCTCGCCAACCGCAATTCCCTGAGTTCCCAGATACAGCCATATGATACGACTTACGCCACTGCCGGGTCGGGAACTCCCGCTACCTATGCCATTGATTTTTCCATGGCAACCACTGTCGAGATCATGGGACAGAGGGCAAATGCGGGAGACGCCTTGACGCTCGAGTATTTCCGTGTTTTGCACTTTGTGGGTGATTGAAATGACTACCTGGTATTTCGATTCGCTCTACGGCTTAGACGCAAATAACGGAAAGAGTCAAGATAAAGCAAAACGATATTATGAGGTCTTCGCTAATGTGGGATTTCCTGGTGCGGCACAGGGGGATACCTATCTTTTCAAGCGTGGAACCACACAAGCAATTTCTATTTTAAATATAGGAGTGGGATCTGGGGCAGGCACCACGCAGAGAACGCGGTATGGTGCTTATGGCATTGCGCAAGTTCCTTATTCAATCTGGACTCCTCCTCCAACTGGAACGCTGAATAATAGCTTTATTCTAAACGGCAGCGGTAGGAGTTATATCGATTTTGAAGATATGTATTTCGATGCGCTGAACCGCGCTACTTATACTCTTTATCTTGTCGCTAGTGGTGGCACAGGGAATTCGGGTCACAGATTTCAGCGATGCTATTTTGCCAATACCGCCCCAGGTGCTAATGGAACAGGGCTATTTTTCGGAGGTACTGATACATCAACGGGAGACACGAGCGACTATCTTTTCGAAGATTGCCACTTCCTCAACAATCCCGTTCATGGAATGCTTGTCAATGGCGCACATGGGGTCGTTGTCAGGCGCTGTAAATTTTACGGCAATGGTTTCAATGCCCCAGCGGGAGGTCACGGATTCTCCAACAAATACCGGCTCCAGGAATTTACCCCGTCAGGATGGATGCAGGCTGGATTGGTCTGGTATAGAGCTTTGGCGGCGTATCAGGCCGATGTGTACTATGTCACGACGAAAGTCAGCGGGTATGGCAGGCTCAACAAAAATACAATCAATCCAACTACTCCTAGTGCCGGCGAATTTGGCGTTTCCGGCGGAAATCTTTATATCAATATCAACTCGGTCACAAATCCGGCTAGTCAATCCGTAAAATATGCCTGGGGGCGCTGCTGCAATTTATTGGTAGAGGATTGTGAGGCTTATGACAACGTCAACGACCCATCTTCACCTTTTGTTGAGGGTCATGGTTTCGCTTTTGATAACTGGACTGACGACTCGGTATTCCGGCGGAATAAGTCATACAACAACGGCGGCAGTGGATTCTCCATTAATATGGGCGACCGCAACATCCTCGAATCCAACATCGCATACGGGAATCAGGCATCGGGAGCGGTGCTGGCATCCTCGTGGGGAAGTGTCCTGCGCCACAATACATTTTTCGATAATAATCTGGGTCCATCCGGTATCCGGAATAATGGGGAAATAAGCGCTTTTCCGAACTGCAAGAATGGCAACATTACGAACAATGTTCTGCGCCATATTGGTGACCGGTTTTATGGTGTCGATATTTTCCCTGATGTGACCGGATTTACTGGACAGAACAATTGCATATGCGGCTACCTGAACACGGACCGTGGCTCGGCATTGACCGGCACCATTACCGACAATCCGCTGCTCGATGCCCGCCACCGCCCGCAGGCAGGCGCGATCAAGCGTGCCGGGGCCTACCTGGGCGGCAGGGATTTCAGCGGCAGGACGTTCCATAACCCTCCGAGCATTGGCGCGGTGGATGCTGCGGCGGAACCGCCGGCACGCTATCTGTTTGTGAAAGCATGAATTTGTAAGTCATAAATCCTGCGTAAATCCTGCAATGGCCGCCTCCGGGCGGCTTTTTGTTTTGGTACGCAGCAATCATGGCAACTATTCGATTCTATCAATTCCGCGCAGCGGACCCGCTCACTGGGTTAAACAGTTGGAGGAAAAGCCAATGGCGATGAAAACCGATGATCTTACGGATGAAGCAATCACGAATCCCGCGCCGGAGGATGTAGAGACGCTGGGGAACGCGGCTCCCGCGCCAGACGAGCAGATGGCGAAAGACGAGTCCAGCCCGGAAGAGCAGGAAGGCCCGGCTAACGGCGCGGGGGAAGACGAGCCGATCGTCCATACGAAGAATGGCAAGGGGATCATTCCCTACGGAAGGCATAAAGCATTGCGTGTGGAAAACTCGGTGCTGCGCGAGCAGCTTCAGGCTGCTCAGCTGGAAAACAGAAAGGCGGCTGAAAGGCTCGAAACCCTGTTGAAGCAGAAGAATGAGGATGCGCAAGGAATGGATGGCGCAGTCTCCGATGAAGCCCTGGCAAAGCATCTCCAAAGGCTGGAAGCAGATATGCCGCAGGTCCACCAGGTCATTACCGCCGTACTGGAGGGAAGCCGGAAGCAAGGCAAAAAACTCGAAAATACGCTGAATGAGCTGAGGCGCGAGCAGGAAGCATCGGCTCGCGCCCGGCAACTCACCGTGGAGGAGCAGATCGCCGAAGCCAAGGATGGCAACCCGGACCTGGTGCACTGGGAAAGCAATGATCCGCAGGCATGGGAGGAAGCGCTGAAACAGGACGAAATTCTCCGGACCAGCAGCAAATGGACGGGAAAGTCTTTTGCTGAAAGGTTCGAAGAGGTTGCACGCCGCGTGAAGGCAATCATGCCGGAAGCTTCCATGCCAAAGCAAGCCGACCCGGAGCAGACCAGGGTTGACGTACGAGCCAGGCTTGAAAATGCCCCGGCAAGAAAGCCCACAACCCTATCGGATATCCAGGGCGGAGCCCACCCCGCTTCCGAGCGCGATCAGATCGAAAACCTGAGCCCGCATGAACTGGCCAGGCGATTGATGAAGATGCCCTCGCAGCAGGCAGCAGCTTTAAGAGCCGAACTCGATTAAAAAGGACCCAATGAAATGGCTGAAACAAATGTTCCAAGCGGCAGCCCGATTGCCGTAAAACACTATAGCGCCGCGCTTTTCGCCAACACCCTGAAGGGCACTTCAGCCCTGGAAAACCTGGTAGGGCCGGTCGAGCCTTCCGCCACCATGGAAAAATTTGCCGGCCAGACCCAGCCCGGAATGCCTCTGGTGAGGATCGACAACCTGATGAAAGGCGCAGGCGAGGTGGTGTCCCTCGACCTGGTCGATACCGTTGGCGGGGAACCGCTAATGGGTGATATCAACCGCGAAGGCAAGGGCAGCACCCTCTCGTTTTCCTCCATGGAAATCAAGATCGACCTGGCAAGCAAGGTCATCGACGCGGGCGGCAGCATGTCTCAGCAACGCACCAAGCACAACCTGCGCGAAATTGCCCTGGCGCAATTATCCGGCTATTTCCCCAGGCTGGACACGCAGGAATCGCTGGTGCATCTCGCCGGCGCCCGCGGGTCGCAGATCGGAACGGACTGGACCATTCCCCTCCAGAGCGCACCGAATTTCACTTCCGTCATGGTCAATCCCGTCAAGGCGCCCACATTCAACCGGCATTTCGTGGTGAATGGCGCAAACCTGGTTCAAGGCGGGCAGCAGCTGGGCGCCGTCGTTTCCACGGATCAGCTCAAGCTCAGCCATCTGGATAATTTGCGCAAGCGGATCGACGACATGGACCAGCCCTTGCAATCGGTGAAGCTGGCCGGGGACAGCGCCGCGCAGACCTCCAGGATGTGGGTGTTCGTCGCCACCCCGAACCAGTATTCGATCCTGCTTACCGAAGGCTCCCTGCGGGCATTCCAGCAAAACGCGGTAAACCGGGCGGCATACCTCGATGGCCGGCATCCCCTGTTCGCCGGAGAAGTGGGCATGTGGAATGGCATCCTGGTAATCAAGAACCGCCGCGAACGCACCCACCGCCGCCGAAACCGATCAGGCAATCAATCCGGCTCTGGCTGCGGGTTATGCGGTGGAGCGGGGTCTCCTCCTGGGGGCACAGGCGCTTGGCGTAGCCTACGGCAGAACCAAGATCAGCGGAATGCAGTTTGGCTGGAAGGAGCACTGGTACAACTTCGAGAGCAACCTGGAAGTCATGGGGGAAAAAGTATGCGGCAAGGCCAAGGTCCGGCTTTTCATCGATGATGGAACAGGAACCAAGGTGCCGACCGATTTTGGCGTGATCGCAGTCGATTCCGCTGTATCGCTGTAATCCCCGCAAGCGCTGTGTTCCAGCCTACCAATGCCATTCTTCAAGGAGTGTATCGATGGCTACTTTCAACGCACCAGATCTGGTTACTAAAAATCGCCACATGGGCGGATATGGCAACGCCGTGGTGGTTTACGGCTCCGTAACCCCAGCGGCAGCCGCGGTCGGGGATGTGTACCGCCCGGTCATCATCCCTGGAGGCCTCGACGTGACCGATATCGATATCGTCAACGACGATCTCGATACCGCCGGAACGCCCGCTATCGGATGCAAAATCGGTTTTGCGCCGGTCAATGCGAACGAGGGGCCGACGGCCGATGATGCCTATTTTTCCGCAAGTGGCAACGTCCTGTTTCGCAATGCAGGGCGTACCACGCTGGCTTTTCAACCCCTCAAGTTCGAAAGGCCGGTATTCCTGACCATCACGGTTACCGCAGCCGCAGCCACCTTCGCTGCCGGCAAGGTAACCGCGATCGTCAAGGGCGACGGCATAGGCATCAAGTAACAGGGCGGGTGAAAAGCAAACCAGGGCGGCCGCCCTCATACCACACCAAGCACGCTAAGCAAGCTAAGAACATCAAACGGAGGCCGCTCCTTTTATGGGAGCCTGATATGCCATTAGTGAAATACATCGGCAAGACCGTCAAGACCGACAGCATCGGCCGGATCGGCCTGCGCTGGGAACCGGGCCAGGTTCGCAGCGTGACCGCCGAGATGGCGGAGCGTCTGCTGCCATTTTCCGATAGCTGGGCGAAAGCAGACAAGCCCGCGGATAACGGGAACGATGACCATCCGGACGGCGCTATCGGCCTGCTCGCGGAAGAAGCGCGGATGGAAGAACCGATCCCCGTGGTCGATTTTCACGGCATGGATAAAGTGGCGCTGGCCGAGTTCGCTCAGCGCAACTACAACCAGAAGCTGGACAAGCGCCAGAGCAGGGAGGCGCTGCGGCAAAAAGTGGTCGCCCTGTTCTCGCAGCACGAGCTGGATAAGTAATCCTAAATCCGGCAGTCGGCCGCTCGTTTTCAGACTAAGGATATGATCTATAAAAACTTTTCTCAGTACTCGGCGCTCATCTATATGGTGAGTTCGCTACATGGCGGATTGTGCAATTTTTGCGGTACATGGCAGCGTTGCAACTCCTTGGAATGGAATAGCCATTCCGCGTCGCAGCACCTTGCCCTGCACGCCAAAAACCACACACTCCATCCTGTCCAACTGCCGGATTCAGGATGATGGCATTCACCTATCGGTCGGCGGTCGATCTTGCGCGCATCCCGTTGAACGATGCGAGCAAGGACAGATATCCGGATGACATACTGCTGGCGTTCGCCAACCAGGGCGTGCTGCAGATACTGAAGCGCCGGCCTGATCTTTTCTCCCAGCAATTCGTCCCATGGCCCGATTGGGCCGACGGCGAAAGGCTGCTGGACGATGTTTTTCCGCTGCCCGCCGGGTACCTGCAAACCGTGGCGGACTACATCACCTTCCGGGCTGAAACGGTGGATGACGAACACGTCAGTTCGGGACGGGCATCCGCATTCGGCCGATTCTTCGAGGGGGAGATTCCGCTATGAAATGGAAAATGCGTTGGTTCCATCCGGAAGGGAGCGCGTACCCGTGAAGCTCTGGAGCGAATTCTACGACCTGGTTGCTCCGCATCTGCCCGGTTGCCCATTCGCAGCCATGGACAACGCACTGCGCCAGGCGGCAATTGTCTTCTGTGAACAATCGCTGGCCTGGCGGTTCGATCATCCGGCCATAGCGATCGAGCCCGGCGTATCTGTCTATCCTTTCGCCCTGCCCGCTGAATCGGCGCTGCATGCGATTCTCCATGCGGTGCTGGATGGCAGGAAAATTGCATGCTTCGCTGCCGGCAGGGATATGGAGGAACGCAACAGGGCGATCAACCTCCTGCAGGGCGTGCCATCCTGTATTTTTGGGAGCGCCGATTCTTTCACGCTCGCGCCCGAACCCACCGCAAGCGGGGTTTTGATTCTGAGAGTTGTCCTGAAACCATCCCTAGCCAGCACTGGCCTGGGCGACAGGGAATTTGACGAATACCGGGAAGCGATAGCCCATGGGGCGCTGTTCCGGTTGATGTCTTCGCCCAAGAAGCCTTATACCCAGCTTCAACTCGCGTCAACCCACCAGGAGCAGTTCGGCATCAAGACCGGCGCTGCTGCCATGAATGCGGAGAGAAGCTACATTCGCCTGCCGCTGCGCACACAAATCAGGGATCGGGCATAAGCTGCCATGAATAAGCCGCAATGAGGTGGACAAGCGCGGATAGACAGGGAAGAAGATATGGGGCTCAAGTTTTCCAATTTTGGCAAAGCGGTGGTCAGCTCCGCGCCCGCCGGAAGTACCGGTCTGAATTTCACCGTAGAGGCGGGCAAGGGGCTGCTTTTTCCGGCGCTGGGGTCGGGGGATTATTTCTATGGAATATTCAAGGATGCATCGGGCAATCGCGAAATCGTGAAGGTCGAGGCGCGCAATGCGGACAGCCTCACCATCGCCGCGGGCGGCCGGGGAATGGATGGCACCGCCGCCCGCAACTGGGCGGCAGGCGATTATTTTGTCGCAGGCATCACCAGCGCCGCATTGCAGGAATCGCTTTCGAATTCCAACCTCATCGCATTGGGCGGGCTTGCTTCCGCAGCGGATCAGGTGCCGTACTTCACCGGCCCGGGCACAGCCGCGCTGGCCGGACTGAGCGCTTTCATCCGCACCCTGCTGATACAGGCCGATGCGGCGGCGGCAAGAGCAGCGCTGGGAGCAGCATCAGCCGACCTGATTCAGGCAGGCACCGTCATGCTGTTTTTCCAGGCGGCCGCCCCGGCAGGCTGGACACAGGTAACCACCCACAACAACAAGGCCTTGCGGATCGTCAGCGGAGCAGGAGGAGGCTCGGGCGGTTCGGTTACGTTTACGAATGCTTTCACGACCCAGGCTGTGGGTGGATCGAATAGTGCGACGACACTAACCTCCGGCCAAATACCTTGGCATACACATAACACAATATTTTATGGAACGTCTGGAAGTGGTATCTCTCCGTCCAGTGGTGGTTCTCCTTTGGGTGGCACATCTATAGCCACTGATGGGGGCATAGGAGGCGGTGGCTCTCACAATCACACTTTCACGGGCACGGCCATCAATCTGGCGGTGCAATACATCGACCTCATCATTGCGAGAAAGGACTGATGGAGACACGCATGGCAGACTGCCCGCTCGGGGCAAAATGTGAAGAAGTCAAGCTGGACCAGTCAAGACCGGTGCTCTATCGCTGCCCCTGGTACGTGCAGGTTCGCGGCGTTAACACGAACACGGGAGAAGAAACGGATAGCTGGCACTGCGCCATTGCCTGGATGCCCACCCTCATGATCAACACCGCCAATGAATCGCGCAAGGGAGCAGCGGCCATCGAATCATTCCGCAACGCAATGGCCGGGCAGCGCGCCCAGGCCCGGCAAACACCCGGGCAGGAACTGCTGGCCGCCGCCCGGAAGGCGGAGAAACGACAGGTGGAATGGCAAAAGGAGGACAGCTGATGCGCATAACCATCATTCGCGATGACGGCCTGGTCGGCATCGGAGGCACATTCCGGATGGTTGATTTATCCGCCTTGCCTCCCGGCATCCGGGCAGTCCAGTGGGACGGAAAAAAAGGCCATGTGGAGCATGACGAATCCGCCAATACGCAACTCGATAATGTCGAGGATTTCCAGCCCTTCATCGAATTGTGGAAAGCGGCGGCGCCGCGACCAACGACTCCGGCTGCCGCTGCGTCCAGGCAGGATGCGTTCGCCCGCATCGATGCCGCCTACCAGGACGCCATCAGCGCCTTGAAGGCCGGCTATCCAGATGATGAGACCAGGAGCTGGCCCATGCAGGAAACGGAAGCGCGCGCCTGGCTGCAGAACCCGGATGCCGCCACGCCCTGGCTCGATGCCGCCGCAAACGCACGCGGCCTTTCCAGGGCGGAACTGGCCGGCAGAATCATGGCGAACGCGGCAGCATTTGCATCAGCCCACGGGCGGCTGACTGGAAACCGGCAAAAACTGCGGGATCAAATCATCGCATTGGGCGATGGCGCACCAAAGGAACAGATGGACGCGATCCAATGGCAAATGGATAAATAAGCCAGGCAGATCCGCCCGCCAGGACGCGGCCATGCCGCGTTTTTTTATTTTACGAGCCACCATTTTCGTGGAGGAGCAATCATGACTATGTATCAGCGTAATCGCATCAAGCAGGAGTTCGATCGCCAGAATGCGGCAGCCGACGCGGAGGCCGATGGGCTGCTCGACAAATTGAAGGCATCGAAGTGGACTGCCGCCATCCTGCTCGCATCCGCCGTGGTTTTGATCGTCATTCTCTGGAGCCTGCTCTGAAATGAACGAGGACGATAGCGAGCAAAAACCGGAACGGGTGGAGCGGCGCCGGGGGCCATCCACCTATACTCTCTCCTTCAGCGGGATCATCGCAATCGCCGGACTTGCTGCATCCGGCATCGCTACCTACAACGCGGTGCAGAACGATATCGCCAGCCTCAAAAGGGGGGAACTGTACCAGGAGCGTACCAATGAGCGCCTGAGCGACGAAATCAAATCCACCCGCGCGGAACAGCGTGAAACGATGAGAGAGTTCAATGAAAAACTCGACAGGATCATCGATCAGTGGCCCTATGGAAGAGACGGGAGAAATGGGAGAAAACAATGAGGCCTTATCTCGCAGCCCTGTTTCTCTCGTCCTGCGCTATCCTGGGGCCCACCCCAGGCGGAGATCGTCCTGCCGGCGCGCCTTTCCCCGCGGTCGATCCCGATTCGGGGCCGGATATGGATCCCGGAACCGGTTCGGAGACCCAGGCAGGCAGGACGGATGGGCGCAAAGCCCGATCCAGGCTGCCCTCGGCTACTGCGCCCGCACCGGCGGTCTCTTCCTGCGCCAATCTGGACGCGGGCGACCTGAAAGAAACCATAAAGGCGAAGCTCGACTGTATCAAGGAGAATGCCAAATGATTTTTCATGGCTCCGTCCCTCATGACTCTATCCTGCCTGATCCGCGCATGCAGCCTGCGGGGACAGGGCAGGATCGGGAAGCGGAAAAGGATAGCAGATGATCAAGCCGACTCCGACCCAGGCGCGCGCCACCGTCGCCATGATGGTGCTGGCCGCCTCCACTCTGGTAGGAATTGCGGTCCATGAGGGTTACCGGGAGGAGGCCTACATTCCCGTACCCGGCGACGTGCCAACCATTGGATTCGGCTCCACCGCCGGCGTCAGGATGGGCGACAAAACCACGCCCACGCGCTCGCTGGTGAGGCTGCTGGATGAGATCGAGGGAGTCTATGCCGCCGGGGTCAGGCGTTGCGTTACAGTGCCGCTATACCAGTACGAGTACGAAGCCTACGTGCGGCTGGCCTACAGTGTCGGCGTTCCCACGTTCTGCCGCAAGGCCGCACCCGGTAAACCACCCAATCTGATCGATCTGATCAATTCCGGCCGGTATGCCGAAGCATGTGCGCGCATCGAGGCATTCAAATATGGGCCCGGCAGAAAGGTGCTGCCCGGCCTGGTGAAAAGGCGGGCCGAGGAGCGGGCAATATGCGAAGGCAGGAAATCCTCCGGGGATGCCGTGCCTCCCGCGCCCCCCGTACCCTTGGCCGGGGATGAGGCCGGCAGCAAGGTTTCGCCCGGATGACCGCATTCCGTATCGCCGGGTTTTCCGGATTGGTGCCGCGCCTGGCAAAACAGCTGCTGGCGCCGAACCAGGCGCAGGTGGCGACCAACTGCAGGCTTACTTCCGGTGATCTCCGTCCCCGGAACGGTCTCCTGCCGGTGTATATGCCGGCCGTCGAAGGCGACATCGTATCCCTGTTTCGCATGGAGAAGGAAGACAATGGAAAATGGCTTGCCTGGGACAAGGATGTGGACGTGGCGCGCTCGCCCATTGCGGATAATGTATCCCGGCGCTTTTACTATACAGGGGATGGCGAGCCGCGCGTGTCGGATTATGACATGGCAACCGCAGGCACGGGACCTTACCCGTCCGGCTGCTACGTATTGGGGGTAACGCCGCCGAAGACGGCGCCTGCGGTCCTCCCGGCAGAGGGCCCCGGCGCCGGAGGAATGGTGACTTCTCGCGCCTATGTCTACACCTTCGTCACCCAATGGGGCGAAGAGTCGAAGCCGTCTCCTCCATCTTCCGCAATCAGCGGGGGCGATAACGGTAGCTGGATATTGTCAGTCATGGATGGCGCTCCGCCGAATTCGGGAACCCTGGCAGATGCGGTGGCGGATTCGCCGCTCCCGGGCCAGGCTGAGGTCGCGCTCGATACGGTTTTCGGCCTGCGCGCCGGTGAAGAAATCCAGTTTGCGTCGGTGGCTGGCATGACTGACCTGAATGGCAGGTTCCGGATTGCGGGGGTGGATACGGCCGCAAAGAAGATAACGGTGGCGCTCGCGACCAGCCAGGCATACTCGGGTGGAGGGACCTGGGCCCGCGTGGCGCCGCATAACACATCAGGCATGAGCAAGCGCATCTACCGGACTGTCACTGCCTCGAGCGATACGGAATATCACTATGTAGCCACTATCCCCGCGGCAGCTTCCACCTTCAATGACACTGTTACCGACGGTGAGGTGGCGCTGACGGAAATTCTGCCCTCCGCCGCATGGGAAATGCCGCCGGCCGGCATGCAGGGCATCATCATCCTGGCCAACGGCATCGCGGCTGGCTTTGCGGGCAACGAAGTATTTTTCTCCGAACCCTTCAAACCCTATGCCTGGCCGGTCGCCTACCGCCAGACCTACGACCAGGATATCGTGGCGATAGCGGTGAATGGCACTACCCTGGTAGGCATGACGACTGGAAATCCGTTCACCATTACCGGCGTGGAACCGGCAACGATGGGTGGCGGCATGGAAAAGCTCGGGGTGGCGTGGCCATGCATGGCCAAGCGCGGCGTCGCAAATTTTGCATTCGGCGTCGGCTATCCCGCGCCGCAAGGCATGGTGATCATCGGGACGGCCGCCGGAACGAGCGATATCGTCACCAAGGATTTATTCACCCAAAGCGAGTGGTCGGCACTGAACCCGGGCACATTCATCGCCGCCGCTGCGGATAACCGGTATTACGCCGGTTATTCGGCTGATGGCGGTTCGCTCATGTTCGTGATCGACAAGGCGGAGAGCGCCTCGTTTCTGAAGGTAAACCAGAAAATCACCGCCATATGGGCGGACCCGGCCACAGGCAAGCTGTATGTAGCGGCGGACCGGAAGATATATGAATGGGAAGGGGATGCCGGGACAAAATTGATCTACGAGTGGAAGAGCAGGAAATTCGTTACCGCGCCCCCTCTCAATTATGGCGCAGCCAGGATCGACGCGGATTTCGAGATGTCCGAGGAGGAAGTGGCTTTGGCACGGAGCGCAAATGAGAGCGCCGTGGCCGCCAACCATGCGCTGGCTGTTTCCGGCGCGATGGATGACGGACTGGCCGATTCAGCAGCGGGAGAGCATGAGATAGGAGGCGATGCGATGAGCCCGATTCCACCGTTGTGGCTTGATTCGCTGCAATTTCAGCTATGGATCGACGACACTTTGAAATTCAGCAAACAGATTGGCAGCAGCCGCGCTTTCCGCCTGCCAGGCGGCTACAAGGCCGATAACGTGGAAATCGTGCTGTCGGGCAATGTGAAGGTGTCTGCGGTGACACTGGCGGAAACCATGGATGGGTTAAGACAGGCCTGAGGCTCGGGCGGGCCGGGCCAGGCGGGTCCGGATAGCCAAGTTCGCTGCAGGATGGATTCAGGTTGATGGATTTATCGGTTCGCACCCGGGAAACCAGGACAACCAGGCGGAAACCAGAGGACTAGAGGAGACATGAAATGGCAAAATATGCACACGCGGACGTGCTGGACGGGGGGTTGAATGCGATCAGGAGCGGCAGCCTGCGCATGCTGCTGCTCAAGACGTATGCCGCGGGCGACAGCTATGCAACGGTGACCGGCAATGCCATATGCACCGTCGCGATGGGAAGCGATGACTTCACCCTCTCGGGGGCCGATGGCGCGGCGCGTGTCCTGGCTACGGCTGCCAAGAGCGCAACGGCGGCGGCCAGCTCGGGCGCGGCGCCGGATTTGCACATCGCGTTCACCGACAACGCCAGCAGGGTGCTATGGGTCACCGATGAAACGTCGGACCAGGTCGTCACCGGCGGCAACACGGTCGTATTTCCGTCCATCACCTACACCAGCTCCCAGCCTTCATGAAGAACCGGACGGGAGACAGATCATGGCATTGACGAAAACCGCGCGCACGCTCGTGGCGAACGGACTCAATCCTCCCGGTGGCACGACGCGCGGCACACTGGACCTCAATGCGGTGCAGGGCCCCAGCAGGCTTACCCTGAGCATAGCCAATGGCGCCATTGGTCCTGCCACGCAATGCACAGCGCGGGTATTGATCGCGCACAGCGCGACCCTGCCGCCTCCCGGCAGTGCGGGGCCGAGCTGGAAAACGCTTTTCCCGGCGGTTGGACCCGGCATCGCGGCGAATGCGGCGTTGGGCTGGACCTATCCCATCGGCCGGGAGATCATGTGCCTGGAGGTCGAATTCACGGGCAATACGGGACAGGCGGTTACCGTCGAGGCATATCTCAGCGAACTGACAACGGTAGCCTGAATATTCCTCCGAAGATATTTGACAAATGCTGACCAATCAGCCGCTGTATCCGGCCGCGCTTGATTCCACGCATCTTGCGCTTGCCGGGGTTTCCGCGTCGATCATCGCTGCAGGCGATCCAAGCGGATGGATGAGGAATGCCGGGAGCAGGATAAGCGCCCCGGCTTTGAACGGGGCCATTGCCCTGGACACAACCGCGCTGGGCAACGCGCTTGTATTCGATGGCACGAGCACCTATTTGAGCTATGGCGCGGCCAATATCCCGGCAGCGGAATTCACCGTGCTGTTCGGTGGAATTTTCGACTCTTTCGATAATTACCGGGGTGTCGCCGACTGCACGGTAAACGGGGCAAGCGGCTGGAATATATTCCAGACAGCAGGCGGGGGCTTATGGTTCTCGGTCAATGGGTACGCAGGCAGCCTGCTTTCCTCCGGCTGGCCGACGGGCACGGTGGTGCACGGCGCATTGCGAAACAGGAACGGGGCAACGTGCGACTGGTTTCGCGACGGCGTCAATATCGCGAGCGCCTCGGGAAAAAACCCGGGCGCCGTGACGAATCCGCTATGGATAGGAAACCAGAGGGGAAGCGGACTGCCCTTTTTATCGGGCAGGTTTGCCTATTTCTATCTCCTGGACAAATACCTGGATGACTTGTCGATAGCGGCCATCGCGGCAAATCCGTGGCAACTTTTCCAGCCGGAAGGAGAAGATGCCTGGGTGCCTTCGAACGAACGCGGCCTGTCCGCCACCGGCCCGGTCCAGAAAAATGCTTCTGGCATTGCTGGGATAGGCCAGGTACAGCCGCTTGCACCTGCTGCGTCTGCACAAATCCAGGCCACCAGCGAGGAGGCAGTCGCGCAGAGCCACATGCTTGCCGGGGCCGCTTCCGCACAAGGCAATCTCGGCGTCTCAATGCCGGCCTTGCAGGGCCATTCGCTCCTGCCGGTTCCGGCAACCCAGACAAACAGGGGCGAAGCTGGCGAAGTGGAGCTCGTCGCCGCATCCGGGCTCCTGGTTGCAGGCTCGATGCAGCGCAATACGGTCAGTATGACGGCCGTGATAATGCAGAAGCATTTGCTGGCGGTACCATCCTGGTCGATGCAGGGCAATGCGAGTGGCGCCGGCCTCATGCTTTCGACGCATTACCTGATCACTGCAAATCCGGCCCAGGCCAATACCTGCGGAGCAGCCATCATAGGTGAAACGTTCCTGCTGGCCGTTGCTGCATCGCGTCAATCCAATCGTGCGCAAGCAGCGGCGATGGCCGGCGCGATGATCGAATCCGCGCTGGCGAGAGGCCATGTCCAGCAAATGCGCATCAAAAAGCCCGGCATACCCAACGGTACTCCCGAGTGGCTGAAAACAATGATGGAAATACTGACAGGGCGGCGGGGAAACCGGATCGAGGCGCCAAAATTCCAGCAGCTTACCTTTTCACCGACTCCGACACAGGCGGAATGCGAGGCGCTGTACTCCTATACCAATGCGGTACGCACCGCGCTGGAGCAGGTGATTGCCCGCACGGACGGATGATGCCGAGTCGGGCAGGGCGGCACCGCCATCGCCTGTCCGCATTCCATTGCGCAAAACCGGTATCGCGCCTGCAAGCCGCTTGCCAGTGATTCAGAGATTCCCAGACATGATGAATGAATAATACGCTGGTGGCATTGCTCGCAGCGAACATGGGAGCCACCCTGACATCTGAGTTCGCCGCCGACATCTGCATCGCCGCTGAATGCCTCGACAGGCTCGCGCCAAGAGAAAATATCGCGCTGATCCGGCCGGAGAAATGCGGGGATTTCGTGTTCTCGCGGGAACGGATCGCGGATATCGGGGAAGAGATCAGGCCGCTACACCGGGCGCATTGGGATGAAACCGAGGGGCATCGGCATGGGCTGCCATTCGATCCGGATTACGCGACATTTATCCGTTATGAGCATGCCGGGCGCTATCTCCTCTTTACCGTGAGAAAGGAAAACAGGCTGTGCGGAAACTGCGCCATGTACCTGGATCGGAGCGCGCATACGCAAACCCTCCTTGCGACCGAAGATACGCTTTACCTGCTGCCGGTGGCCCGCACAGGCAGGGTGGCAAGATGTTTCGTCGGCTATGTAGAAAATGCCATGCGGCTGCTTGGCGCGAGCGAAATCCATATCACTGTCAAGACAGTCAACAAGACAGGAAGATTTTTGCGGATGCTGGGCTACAGCCATGTCGAAAATGGACTGGCCAAAATACTGGAGACTGAAAAATGTGCAGCGCCAAACCCCCGAAACCCGATCCGCTCATAGGCCAGGCGGCAAAACAGAATGCCGATATCGCCCAGCAGCAGCTCGAAGCAGCGCAACAGCAGCTGGCATGGGAGAAAGAAAGGGCGGCGGTACAGGATCCGTTGATCCGGCAGATCGTGGACCAGCAGATCGGCCTGGGCGACGCCAACGCCAGCCGGGCGGAATCCCAGTGGCAAATCTACCGCGATCTTTTCGCGCCAGTGGAAGCCCGCATGGTCAAGGATGCCAATGAGTATGACACACCCGAACGCAAGGAAAGAATGGCGGCGGAAGCCGCAGCCGACATTGCGCGCGGATACCATGGCGCGCTGGAGTCCAGCCAGCGGGCCATGGAACGCCTGGGGGTCAATCCAAATTCGGGACGATTCCAGGCATTGTCCGGCGACATCAGCCTGGGGCTTGCCAGGGATACCGCCGGGGCGATGAACAAGGCCCGCCGGAATACTGAATTGCAGGGCATGGCCATGCGTGAAAGCGCGGCAAAGTTTGGCCGGAACATGCCGACCACGGGAATTGCCGCGGATGCCGCCGCCCTCAATGCCGGGAACTCGGCCACCGGGAACATGACAGCCGGCACGGCGCTGCATAACGCAGGACTCAATGCCGCGCAGGACTGGTTTGGAGGAGCCGCAAGCGCCAATACCGCCGGGGGCAATCTCGCACTGGGGCAATACAACGCGCAGCTCGACGCATGGGCGAAGCAGCAGCAGGCAAATGCGCTGTCCGCTGCCGGGCTGGGCAGCCTGGCAGGGCAATTGGGCAGCGCCTATATCGGCAGGCCGAAATAATCGGTCCGAAAACGGCAAATGGGAGGGAAGGGCTTCATGTTTAATTTCGGCACTTTTGCAGGCGGGCTGGCGGAGGGCCTGCGCAGTGGAGGGGAAATGGAGACCAGGCGCAAGACGGCTGAGCGCCTGGCAAAAGCAGACGAACGGGATGCGCAGATGCACGAGGCGAGCATGGACAAAGCCCGTTTCAAGCAAGACAGGCGGGAACGACTGCGGGCCGCCAACGATGAAATCGTGAGCGCCTGGGAGCCGGGGGAATCAGGATTTGCCGCCGGAAACTCCCCCGCATCAGCGGCTGGTTTGTCCAGTCCGGGCGGATTTCAGCCGGAACTTCCTGCTGCCGCTTCCGTACCGTTCCCCCGAACTGACAGCCTACCCGAAATGCGGCCCAATAGAATTGGCAGTCCCGGCGCTGGCCTCGTGGAACGTTACAGGCGCAATGCGGGACCGCGCGCATTGGCGGACATGCCCGCCGATGAAACGATCGCCCGCCGCATGCTGACGGGCAACCTGCTGGAAGATTCGGATGAACTTACGCGCATGGCCAACATCTACAGGAAGCACGGCCTCATCGAGGAAATGGCCCCATGGATGAACAAGGCGTGGGAAGCAAAGAAAAAGCGTATTCCGGATGCACTGCGCTTTCTTTTGACGGGCGATGCGCACGCCGCGAGAAAAGCCCTGGAAAAAGGGGGCATAAGACTGGCTGATGATCCTATGCCAATAAAGCAAAATGGTCTTATCAGTCTGCAGTGGCAGCTCAGGTTCGAGGATGGCAAGCAGCAGGATATCGATCTGAGGGAGTTGGCTGGCAGATTTTTCCCTTCATCGATATTCAAGGGGCATTAACCATATTACCTCTACCAATACTTTCCTTATAAAAACATCTTGGATGTTTATTAGACTTCTTTTCATGTTATTGGTCTTGTTGCTCCATCCTGCAAATAGTAGTATTAAAAAGTTGATGTCATTTTTGTAATCCGCTTGGGTTTTCAGGATCATTCCGAGAGTTAGTTTTTAGCGTTGGTTAAACCCAGACAGGGCTGGAAGCCTCGCCCGGCGTGCAAATTCAGCAGATCGATCAGGGCTTGTAGTTTAAATACCTCTAGGCTATTCATAGTTATAAGCTAGAGCCTGTTTTACTTTTATTCGATTTTCTATGAAAACTGCACGAACCGATCCCGTG